AAGGTAAAATTCTTTTTAATGCTAATCCTAGAATTTTTGCAAATTCTCCTTGTGTATTCATGTTATAATCATACGTACCTTCTACTAATTTTTTAGATTTAATAGCTGCTAACGAATCAATTACAACTAGTGTAGGTTTTTTCTTCATTGTTTCAGAACTTGCAATCACAGTTAGGTTTTTTTCTAACGCATCAAAAATATCTTCTACTAAATCTAAATTAGAGTAAAGTATTTTACTGGTATCTACGCCATACGCTTTCATTAACTCGTCTGAAGCCGCATTTTCCGCATCAATAAAAACAGCTAAACCACCCATTTTTTGAGTATTAGCCATTGCTTGAAAACAAATAGAAGTTTTTCCATAAGCTTGTTCTCCATATAATTCTACTATTCTACCACATGGCCAACCTCCTACTTCTTTATTTGAAATAATAGTGTCTAATGCAATAGATCCTGTTGGGATAAATATTTCCACAGTTGATCCCAATTCTTCTTCTCCAAACATAGCACTTTTGGGCTGTAAAGCGTTATGTTGCTTAACAAGCTGGCTTAACAAGCTATCTAATGAGTCTCCTTTACTAGATGTTTCAGGAGACTCTGTTGGTTTATCTTTTAATTTAGACATATGATTTAATAATTTATAGATTAATATTTAGATTGTTAAAATATTATTAGAAGATTAATCGCGCAATGAATCTAATTTACCTTTTTTAACAATTGTAACAGGCTCTTCTTCTTCTGCGTCTGTATCTGTAGCGGCGATATCATTATTAACACGCTCTAAATATTGTTCTAATGCTTTCATTAATTCATCAGCTGGCATTTCATATGTAAACACTTCAGTAAGTGGTTTAATTTGTTCTGCCCAAATTTCATTTTGAGAAGCTGTAAATGCCTTAGGTAATAATTTCTTATCTAATTTATACATAGACATAGGATCGGCTTCTTTGTTATAATTTAAAATAACTTTTTCTGGTTGATTTATATCATAAAATGGAACTTCACCTTCTTCTAAATTTAACAACCAAGTTTCAAATTGTGATAAAACTGTTTTTCCATACCCCCACCATTGTACACCCTCATCAATATTATCTAAATCAATTACTGGTGAGAAATAGCGAATTTTTAATTCTAAAGGTTTCCAAATATTAAAATTACCTCTCCAGTCTTTAGCTTTTAAATCATCTACAACTGAGCAAATAATACATTCTTCACCTTTATTGTGTTTTACACAAGCTACATCTCGCCAAGCTTCTGCTAATAGATTTTTATGTGTTCCCCATTCATTAAAAGGGTCTCCGGTAAAAGGCGTTGGTAAAACTAATAAATTGTTTTTACCTGGTTTTGGTTTAAAAAACTTTGCAGTTTGTTTTTTTTCTGTTCTTGCGTTAGCTGAACTCATTCGTGCTAAACGCGCAAGCGTTGCTTGCAAATCATTTACTGGTTTTGTCATTGGATAAAAAATTAAAAGTTAATAAATAAAAAAAATATAAAATAAAAAAATTAAAAAAAAAATTGATTAATTATGAGAAGAGATTTTTTGCAAAAGATTTTCACCTTCTTTAATAGAAAGTTGCTTTCTCTCTTTTTCAAGTTGAATCAAAACTTTAGTCCAATTGGCTAATCTTTTTCTATAACCCGATAAGGTCGATTCAGTGGGGTTTTTAGGCAAACGAGGCGGTTTGTTACGATAATTAACTTTGTTTGCTCTGAAAGTTAAATTTCCTAATTCTTTTTTATAGGAAACTATAAGATCGTTAATAGTAGAATTCATAATAATAAAAATAAAAAGTAAATAATAAATAAAAAGTAAAAAAAATAAATAAAAAATTAAATAATAAAAGTTATAGTAAATATGTAAAATAATAATACAAATATCAATAGTAAATAGTTAAAATCTATAATTTTTGTACAAAAATATCTTCTATAAAAGAGAATAGTTTTTGTTTAGTGTAAATACCCTTCCATTGTGGTAAAAGATAATTTAATCCTAATTCTTTAGCAATTTCCACCACGGTAGAATATGCTAAAGAGTAATTGTTATAACTAACAGATAATAAGTAAAATTTGCCGCGTTTATATAAGAATAAATAACTATATAAAGTGTATATATTACCTTTTGTAATCACTTTATCAATTATCTTTTCTACAAATAATTCAACTTTTTTGCGCTCGGTAACCCCAATGTTTTCTAAACTTATTTTAGGGTTTAAAATGTTTAATTTAGGATCTAATTCTAATTGAATTCCTATAAGTTTTTTTTTCATAGGTAGAAAATGTACTACAGCATTAGATCCTTCTTTTAAATCTAACGCCAAATATCTTTGTGGTTGTTTAATAATACTCATTTATAAAGCTCTCAAAGAAAACCTAAAAATCTTTAGCTTTTAGAATAAATTTGGGTATATTTTTTTAAAAAAAAAGTATAAATAATTTAGTTATTGTTTTAAAATTATATTATTTTTATATATGTAAAACCTTCCATATTCGAGGTAAATAGAATATGAATTACAATATTGTAATTGTTATACTGGTTTAGTTATTGATAAGTTATTATCAATACAACCAACTTGCTTCTGTGAACGAGCCATTAGTAATAAGCACTAATGTATTGCAAATTAAATTTTGCAGGAAGCCTATAATTTTTTAAATTTTAGGTAGTTCACAATCTCCAAATACGTCTTTGTTCTTTTATTTGTTGTACTTGTCTTAATCTTTCAATATCTAATTGATATTTTTTTGTCCTGAAATATAAAAAACATTTATGTGAGCAAAATATATTAGGACTTTTTCGCAAACGTACATTTAATTGATAAGGTTTTAAATAAAATTGTTTTTTACAAAAAACATTACTGCATGTACATAATATTATTTTCTCTCTTGGTGTTCTTCTTTTTGATGGGATTTTCTTTTTATAATCCCATTTACATCTATTTGAGCAAAACTTTGCCTTATATTTAAAATGTTTACAAGGCCTAACGAAAAATTCTTTTCCGCAATTTGCACAGTTTTTTCTTATTTTAGGCTTAGCAGGAATAGGCATTATTGTTTTTCTCTTTATTGTAAATTAAATTTAAAGTAAATAGAAATTAAAAACAATGGATGTAATTAATAGATTTATTCTTTTAAACAAATTAAAAGAAAAATTAACTATTTCAATAGATGATAATACATTATCAGTTATTTTGCAACAATTAGATAAACTTAACGCTTTAAACGATAATTGGACTGAAAATAACAATTCTACTATAAATACTAACACTGATAATATTAATAATTCAATTGAAAAATCAGAAAAGTTATCTAAAAACAAATTGCCACAATCTTTTCATTTGAAAACACCTTTGTTTCAAGGACAAGTACATCTATCTATAGATGAAGGAATGTTTTGTTATAGAGACGAATATGATAATATTCGCCTTCACGATAAAACAGAAAAAGGATTATTAAAAAAAGTGCAAAAATATAGTTAATTAAGATAGATCTGTTTCATGTGAAGCGTTATCAAAGTCTATAGGTTCATATCCTTTAGATTGTAATTCTTTGTTTTTTTGTCTAATTAAAGCATTTTGTTTTAACGCTAATTGTCGTTGTTTTAGTTTTAAAGGAGTAATTAAACTATACATATCAGGATTAAAAGATCTTAAAGAAACTTCTTTAAATTCTTTTAAATTAATATTATTCCATTTAACTTTCCCTACTACTATTTTATCTCCTTTGATAAAAAAACAAAAACTTATTTGGGTGTTATTTTTTATATAACACCCAAATAATGGATTAACTGTATAGTTGTTTAAAGCTAATATTTCTATAAATTCCTCTTTTGTCATAATATTAAAAATCTAATTGTATACTAATTATTAAATCGTTAGTGTTAGTTTTTTTAATTGGTGGGTTGACTTTACTATAAATATAAGGTGTATCTATTAAGCTTCCTGACATATCTTTAACTAATAATTCTATTTCTGAAATTAATTGATATGGTATTAAAGGTTCGCCAGGTTTATAGCTTGGGTTTAAAGTACTATTCCATTTATTTGCCGGAATTGTAAATTCAAATGTGGCAGTATATTTTGTGGCTGCTTCTTGATAACTTACAATCCCTAATAACCAGTCTCCATTACCAGTATATAATGTTTCTGGCAAATTAGTTACTTGATATATTTTTTGACTATTAACATTATATAAATCATATTTTGGATTAGCTGGGTTATTATTAGTTAAAGAATTAGCTAATGATACTAATGAATCATAATAAGACTTTCTATATGTCTTAGAATGTGTTGGGTTTTGTACCCCGGAAAGATCTTTTAATGTTTCATTACCTAAAACTACAACATCTTCAATACTCACTGGAGTATATAAATTTGTTTGTGATTGGGTATATTTACCTATTATTACTTCATAATGATCGGCATCAAATCCTTCGGAATTATTTACATCTATTAAATGAGTTAATGCATTAAATTGTATAGTTACATCTGCAGAAGGATTACTACTAACAGCTCCTTGATAAGAAAAATTAAAAGGAACTACTTTAGAATAAGGAGCTGTAGCATAATGTTTCCCTTTTAATCTATAAGTTATAAAATATTCATATGGTAATCTTGTACCAGCTACTATACCACCTCCTAAATATTGATTGGTTATATTAACTGGAATTGTTAATAAATTATCTACAAATAATTCAAAAGTATTGTTAGATAATACGTTAACATAATAATAACTTCCTGGAGAAGTATTAGCTTCTGCAGTACCTAAAACCCCATTAATAATAACCTGATCGCCTGTTTCTAAATTATGATTACCAACAGTTGTAATTATTTTACTAGAAATATCAATATTAGAAATTAATACTGGATTAGTTGGTGTAGGTCTACTAGCATTATTAGCATTGCTTATTTGCAATGGTGCTAAGGTATAATTTCTATTACTATTATATGATAAAGCAGTTGCTAGTTCAGCATCATCTATAACGGCAATTCGCAAATCATAAAATACCCAACCTACTCGCGCTGTATTATTAGAATATTTTAAATACAACGCGCTGTATTTATTAACTCCATTAACATCAGTCAATATCCACGAACCAGTATTAAACGGATCAATGTTTGTTAATATAACAGGAGTCTTTTCACCATCTATTAATACACAAGGTAAATGTATTTCAAATTTCCCTAATCCACTATATATTCTATCTTTTATTTCTTTTGAATAATCTAAAATAATAAAAGGTGTTTTTTCCGGATTAATAATACCACTTAATAATTCTTTAACTCCTAATAATTCAGCTCCCCTATAATTAAGATAATTAGTTCTACCTGGAAAATCTAATACTCCTGTATATTCATACGGATCTCCTAATAATTGTTGACGATTTACTTCTTTTAATTGCCAAGTATCTGTTAATAATTCTCTATTAACCGTTGACCCTTCTCTGTTTAATAAAACTAACATATAGGTTTCTGTCAATATCGGCTTAAAACTTTTATCTAATGTTAAAGTGTATTCTGTATAAGGTGTTGGTAACGGTAATGGATTATTAATTGCAGATACATTTTCTATTTTAAAAACGTATGTTTCTGATTGGCTGTAATTTTTAAAGTTATTAAATCCGTCAGTAGAAGATCCTACTTGTACTGGATAAGTAGAAAAAAATCTTTGAATTACTAAACTATCTCCAATTTTAGGAACTATATTAGGATCGCTTATAGGTACAACAATTTGATTAGAATTATTATTAATAACTTTAAATTCTCCTAAATTTGGATTAGAAACTGTAGTATCTACTGATGCATATACTCTTAAAGGAGTAGTATATACTTCATCCCAAAAATATTCAAATTGTCTTATATTAATAATACCAGTATAAGATAAAGTAGTTAATGAACTATCAAAATCAATATCAAAAACTGTATAAGTAGGAGAAGAAGCGGTTGAAACAATTTTATATACACCAAATGGCATTCCATTAATATTACCACCTGAAGGAGCATGTATTTCAATATAACTACCTACTGGTAAATTAAAAGGAGTATCTATTTCTAATTGAGTAGTGGATCCTGAAATAATATTAATTAATGTTGCTTCTAAACTATTTCTTAATTCATATATCCCTTTAGTTCTATTTCCTGATAATGTTTCTATATCTGTTACATTAACATTAACAATATCACAAGAATGTATTTGTATTTGTCCAGGATCAACAATTGGATTTCCACCATGATATAACATAGGGGGAAATACTTGGTCTAAAATTATATCATTTCCAAAAATAGTTGAATTTTGAGTTAATGAAAATTTCAAATCTTCTGGATTAGCAACCGGAACATTATTAACAATTACTTGTTGATAATTGTTTTGATTATTATTGGAAATATTTATTATATTTGACATTATAATTAGTTTCTATATTTTTTATTAAAATACTAAAAATCTTTATTGTTGAATATTTTATTAGTTATTTTTTAAAAACTTAATTGATCAGGAGGTCCGAGCATAACAATGTCAGTGTAGTTGATCAATGGTCTTATTTCATATCCTACATTATAATTACCAGCGGGTAATGTAAATACATGAGGACCAAACCCGTTATATTGTTGTATTATTTGATTGCCTATACGCACCACACATCTTATAGAACAACGATTCCCAATTTCATTTAACCAATCATTAGTGGTATAATTTGCTGCCATGTCTACAGTCGTTACTGTTGGGGGATTGTTTCCCACTGTAACAGTTGTTTGTCTACTAAAACTAGCTGATGTTGTATTTAATGTAGGACCAACAGATACTTGAAAGTTTTCTATTCCAGTTAAAGGAGAAAGAGATACTACAGTATTATTAAAAGCATTAACTGGAGTAACAACAGGGTTTACTGTTGGAAGAACTATAGTATCTTCAACAGTTGTCGTTGTCCCATTTGGAGTAACATTAACGTTAACTATTGCTTGGGCGGTGTTATTAGTTACTGTATTATCTGTAAGTAATATAGTACCTGTATCTACTTGCCCTTCAGGCAAAGAATGTGTATAAGGAATAACAGGTCCCCAAGGATTATTAGCACTAGTATATCCACTAGCAGTATTAATAATCCTATAATTTTTAGATTGTGAACCTCCTAAAAGAAATTGAACAATAATAGTATCGTTAAATAAATTACCTGTTATTAAATTATAATCAACTCCTGGCGTAGCAGTTACATATTGATTATTATTATTTTGTACTAATATCTGCCAAGATGAAGCAACCTCGTCACCTCTATTTAATCCTTTATTAAACTGATGATTTTGTGAAGCGTCTAAATTTGATAAATTAGCAATTTGTGTATTATTAGCTATAATTGTATTAGAAGGGCCAAATCTAGTAATAGGAATAGCTTGTTGAAATACTCTCCATCCTTTTATAAATTTAGTTACATAATTTTGTGGAAGTCTATCTCCTTTTTGATTAGGGAAATTAAATAAATAAAAAGCTAAATAATGTGTACCAACATTATTAATAGTAAAAGGATAAGGATAATTCGATCCAAAGATTCCTCTCCAAACTGTATCTAGATCTTGAGTTTTTTTTCTTGTAACTGGATAACTTGTCGGAAGAGGAGTATTTGTTTTATAATAATTTACAAATGTAGGAGGCATATTTATACTAGGCCCATCTTTAAAAGTACCGTTTAAAATCATACGAGTTTGGAAACCTCTTTGATTTTCTGATCCTGGCAAATCTTCTGTACTAGCTAAAGTAGTACCATTTGCATTAAACGGACTAGTAACATTTAAATAAAAATCATTATATGTTTTCGGACCAGTGGCAAAATCATGTACTGTATCTACAGGCCAATTGTTATAACTAATAACTCCCATTTTTATATATTAAAAATAATTGTTTTACTTAAACCAGAATCGTTCCCTTTAACTTTAATTAAACCAGAAGTGTTTTGAAATACATAATTATCTGGTTTAGCTAATAAAAAAGAATTATTAACATGATCAATAATAAATTCCCAATTTGTAGGCAAATTTACTATATCATATGTATATTGTTCATTTAATCTTTGTTGAACATTATTAGAATCTAAATAATTATCTGGTAATGTTTGTAAAAAACCTACAAAACCTTCTCTTGTAATTAATGAATTATCAAAAGAAATAACTGAAAAATCATATCCATTTGCTAATGTAGGAGGAATAACTCCACTAGTAAAAGCTAAAGTAGGTGGATATCCATATAAACTTTGTACAATACCATTACTAGTTACTCTTCTTAAAAATAAAGTTATTTTACCTGTAATATTATTAACTAACCCACTATACACCAAATGATGTTTAATAGTAGGTGTATCATAAGGAGCTGCTAAGTTTTGTATTGTATTACTTCTCCCTGCCAATTCATAATCAATATCTGAATCACCTAAACCTACACAAGTAATTTGTATATTATGTGGATTGTTCCTTTCTGCAAACCATCTTCTAAGCCTATCTTGCGCTTTTATATCTAATTTTAATTGGTTAGAATTTAATATCATTTATATAATATATAATTTATATAATTATTGTAAGTTTAATAAAGTTTCATTATATACGCTAAAACATAAAAAGGTGGTCTATTTTCGTGGGGTTGTCCTCCACCTGTTGAATCAGTAGGGTTAGTGTTTGATCCTGTTATTCTTGCTCCATCACTACCGTTGCCAGAAACTCCTGATGCAACACCTGTAATTCTAACTCCCTGGCCATGAGTATGTGCTGGCATTTCATTAATAGTAAGTGTATGCATTTTTGAACCACCAACGTTTGTCGGACTTATATTATTATATACAGGATCCCAAATCCCATTACCTGGGTTTGAAGTTCTACCATCATAACCAACTATAAATCTACCTCTTAAATCCGGGGTTGTAATTGTTCCACCGCCTACCAAACTATGTGTATTTCCATTACATAATGCCCAACCATCTACAGGCGTTCCAGGTTTTCCAAATCCATTAGGAAAAAAATCAGAAACTGAACCTGAATACATAATAATACCACGTTGCGGTGTAAAACCAACAATTTGTTTCAACCTTCTAATTTGTCCCAATTGAATAGAATTAGGAGGAGGTGAGAGGTTAAATCCGATTTGAAATCTTTCCCTAATATGAACATTCTGTGTATTACCATCTTGATAAGTTACGGGTGAGGGTGATAAAACTTGTTGTTGAATATACCAATAGGCCGCACTAACAGGAACGCCAATTATATTAATCCCGTCAAATGGATATATAATGCCATTATGATATATATATCCAGCAGTCATATTGAGTGTAGATTGATTAATAGTAACAGTCTCACATCCAGATAATATATAAGTACCTGTACCTAAACCTATTCCATCACATATACCTTTTAAAGCATCTATTATTCCAGATTGTAAATGTGTAATATCATCTAATCTTAAAGGGTGACCGCCTGTATGTAAATTTAATCGCTTCATTTTAATATTATTTTTCTATCTATATATATCTTTTTTATTTTTACGTTTGTAACCTATAGTAAAATTAATTATTATAATTCATAATAACTAACTTATTTGTTATTATTAATTTTATGTTGTAATTATTTAAATAACTATGAATATAATTTTAAATTGTACTTATAACATACAAATAACTGATTTATGTTTAAAGTCAAACACAAAATGGGAAAAACATTTTGTTTATAAATTAAAAGAAAAAAATAAACTAAATTTTCGTGCTAAAATACTTAGTGTGTTTTCGTCCGATAAATCAGAAAAATTTGGAATAATAATAGAAAATGTCTTTAAAGATACAATATTGAAAGATTATGGTCGTAAATTATACTTACATCCTGGAGAATACATTATAAATCCTTCTACGCTTGATAAATATATTTCACTAATACAAAACGAATTAATATGATAAACATAGCTAGTTTTTACGAAGGCAGATTTCTTATTCAACACAATCTATTAGTTAGAGTTATTGTAAATGACGCAACCCTTAATGCTGTGCAAATTTTACCATTACCTCCAGATGATATCGTAAAAAAATATAATCTTGATACATCTTTAGATTATGGAGCTAAAGGTTCTAACTTTAACAAAAACAAATGGGTAATTAAATTAGACGATCAAGATGATAATAATATATATTATTGGGGATGGGGCATGATGTTTGATAGTGTGAAAGACTTTGTTTTTTAACTGAAGAAGAAGAAATGTATTGTCAAGAATATTATTATAATCTCACTAAAAACAACTCTAGAAGCTTACCTCTGAGTTTACAACAACTGTTTGAAGATGAAATTATATGAGTGATAAAAAAAAGAGAGACATGCTATCTCTCTTTTTTTTTGTGAAATATTTAAAAACCCTTTAACTTTTAGATACTTCACTTTTCTACAATTATCGCTATATATCTGCTATTACTATCATTGTTAGAAATACTATTTGTAGAAATAGTTATCGTATTATTATTTTCTACTATAAATCCAGGTGTCATTGTACCAGGAGCATAATACTCTAAACTTTCATCATCACGTGAGCCTGAATCAAAAACCCTTACAATAGGTTGTAATGTATTAAGGTTATGTTGAATAACATATCTGCCAGGTTCTCTAGTTAAAAATATTAAATTAGACTCTTCAGTGAAATTAGTATTAAATTCTTCCGCAGTTAATCCCGCTATGGTTTCATAATAAATATAACTTGCTGTTTGAAAGTTATAATTATATCCTCTATCTCCATCACTATAACTATAATACGTACCACTAATGGAGCCAGCATTCTCAATCATAATTCCTATAAAGTTGCTGTAAATATATGCTAATGTATTTCCCCATAGATTTAGTTCACTCCAAGATACAGGAGTATTGATTGTTAAACGTATTTTATTACCACTAATACCATCAATATAATCCTCAACTTCTTGAATATCATTCCCGGTTTGAAATTGTTGTATTTCCTCTGATTGTTCAATCGGTAGAGAGTTAACTAGAAATGCCTTTCGATTTTCTGAAGACTGTTTAACATATCTTTCTTTATTATTATCAAAAGTATATATACTATCATCTACTATTATAACTGATGGTAATACTAAACTCTTATCTATTCGCACTTTTCTTAAATAAGAAAACATTTCAGTTATAGTGGGGAAAGACATGGTTGTTTGTGTAACCTGGTAACCACCCCAATTAAGTAAACTCATTGTTTTTTATTTTATTTGTCTAACAATATTTGTTAATAAATATATGTTCTACATAACTATTCTTGTGGGCTTCTCGAAAAAAATTCCTATATTTATCCTTCTAAATATCTAACCTACTTATACTTAATTGAGTAGATGAGCTATATGCTATTTTGTATATTTAACCAATTTTCTAAACTATTATTATTTTATGTTAAAGGTTGGTGATATAATTGAAATTTATTCTGCTGTCTGTTATAGGATAAAAAACAGAAAGGGAATTGAATGTAGAATACTGGGGATATTACCTAGAGATCATTGTAATAATTACAATAATATGGACTATTATATTATTGGGTCGAATACTCTTAATCGTTTTTTTAAATGGAATGTTAGTGATATGCCAGAATCGGAAAAACAAATTTGTTCATACTTAGAGAATTACGAGTATTATGCTTATTATAGTGTTGGAGATTTTAATAATGAGTTTAAATTTAGAATTATATATCAATCCCCAACATTACATCGTATTATTCAAACTATACAAAACGAATTAATGTAATTTAATATCAAAAGAAAATGTCAAGAGAAGAGCTAATTAATATATTAAAAACAAATCCTGATAATATATTGGACAGGGATGTTTATCATGAAGTATTAGGATATGGCAAAATTGCAGGTTATTGTGTTAAAGTTAGTGCTAACTATTATAGATTATTAATTGTTAATAGTAGTAATGAATTTAACGAAGAGAAGAAAAAACAATTAGAGAATGAAAATCCATTACATATAATCCCTAATGTTTTTAGTAAAAAAACACTTACAAATAAAAAAGAATTTGCAAAATATGTCAAATTCGTAAACCAAGAATTTATTGTTGAAAATTCAAAGGTTAACTTCACTAATAATGAATCGTTATTAATAAATTATAATCAATATTATATAATATCAACCACACCATACTATCTTGGGCTTTTAACGATTAATCCACCTAAAATTAATGTCATATCTAATCAAATTGTGAACGAATTAATTTAATTAATTTTATGAACATAACAATAAAAGAACTAAAACAACTTTACGAAAGAAATCCTCGCAAAATCTTAAACACTATTATACAAACTAAAAAAGGAGAATATGTTATAATAGCTGTTATAGTAAATTTAAGAGAACAACGATATTTAATAGCACTAACCAAAGATTGTTATTACGATTGTGTTAATGTAAAAAACTATCATTCTATCTGCAATAATTTAATTAATGCGCCTAAAGATACAATACTCGCTCGCAATCCTTTACTAAATTCTCGAAATATAATAGCTCTCCCTAGTTTATCAACCTTTTTAAACTATAAACACTATTGTTATATATCATTGTCTAACTTAAATAATAATTTAAATGATGATGATATTATTATATCACTTAATACTATTCAACAATATATTATTCAAATACAAAATGAATTAATTTAATTATTAAATTTTATGAATATAACAATAAATAAATTTAAAGAACTTTGTGAAAAAAATCCTCATCAAATCTTAAATGCTACTATACGAACTAAAAGGGGAGAATATATCATAATAAGTGTGATAAATTCAATAAGCGAACAATGTTTAGTAGCAATAAGTACAGAGCGTTATTCTGATAATATTAGTCTAGGAACTTATCATCCTATCTGCAATGATTTAATTAATGCGCCTGAAGCTACAATACATAATCGCAATCTCCAATCAGACCCCCAAACTATAATAAGTCTTCCTAATCTATTAGCCTTTCCAAATTACAAATACTATTGTTATATGTTATTATCCGATTGGGATGATTTAAACGATGACGATATTGTTATATCACTTAACCTTATTGGACAATGTATCACTCAAATACAAAATGAATTAATTTAAAATTTAACTTAATAAGTAAGTTGATATGGATCAAAAAGAACAAATAGAAAAATTGATTCGAATGAACACTGATGGTGCGTTGAGCAAATTAGTTGGTAAGACTTTTCATATCTTCTCACAAGAATGTATAATAGTAGGGGCACCAAAAAAAATATTTCCTGGTAGTTGTTTACTTTTAATTACTAATAATATAGATCCTAAGCTCTGGTTACCTTTACATTTTGTAAATATACAAGATAGTCTTAAAAATAGGATACTTAATTCGCGCACAGAATTGTTGAAAGAATTAATAGGATCAGATCCTATGATAACTAATCCAGAATTATTTAACTCCCCCAAATATACTCATTATGGCTTTATTAGTTTAACTGACTTATTAATCATAAGACCAATACAAATATACAAAATTGATTTTACATCATATTTGGGTAATATAATAAAAGAAATACAAAATGAATTAATATGAATTAAATAAAACAAAATAATATTTGGCAAAATAAGAAAAACACTTGTACTCCTCTTATACAAATATTCAATAAATTATTAAATTAGCCAAATTTTATTTTGCAAAACGCTAATTTGACAAATTAATATAACAATGAGCCATATAAATGATATTGATAATATACCTTTAGTTGATAGTATTAAAGAATTATCTAACTATATTAATAAGTATGTCTATATCCACATTAGAGAAGATATATATCAAGAAAATTCTTCTAATGTATGGTATAAAGATAATGTATGGTATAAAAGATATCTTAATCAAACAATTAAGGTAAAAGTATTATTCGTTGATCCAAAAAATACTTGCGCAAGAGTTGAAGTTAAACTCGGCGACTCTATTTTTAGTGTATATATAGATACACATACCCTTGTTAAGAACAGTAAATTAAAAAAATGTATCAATATTATTATTAATGAACTAATATAATTAATTATATTAAGTTTTCTCTACTTGTCCTGTAAACTATTATACTTTGTTCTTTTACCTTTGTTAAACCTATTATACAATATGTTGTTTACAAAACAAAGTGTAAAATCTATCTGTTTTTAATTTTTAGATAGTTCATTCAATCTAAGATTATTACCTAAATTAAATTACATTAACACACATTATTGTTTTGTAAATTAAAACCAATTGAAGGGATTCATTTTTCTTTTTTTAATTTGCTCTATATTTATTGTAAAAATTCTTTTAAACTAAAACTAAAACACAAATGTCTAACTTAAGCAAATATATTACATTATTGGAAAAACTAACTAATAAAAAAGTTAGATTAATTGAAGAAGAAAATAGTGATAATAATATATTAATACCAAGAAGATCTCCTGAAGAAAGACAAAAAAATTATATTATTGCTATTAATAAAAAAATCCAAGAATATATTAAAAATGGAAATGAAGGTGATTTAGATTTAAGTAATACTCCTATCGAGACATTACCTGATAATTTAATAGAAGTTAATGGTAGGTTAAACTTAGCTAATTGTAAAAACTTAAAAAGTTTAAATAATTTAAAATATGTTGAAGGTGATTTAGACTTATCAGAGTGTAAAAACTTAATAAGTTTAAACAATTTAAAATATGTTAATGGATATTTAGATTTATCTTACTGTATTAATTTAATAGAATTGCCTGATAGTTTGAGTGTTGGAGGTTCTCTATATTTAAGTAATACTTCTATTAAAAAATTACCTGATAGTTTAACTAACCTATACGGGGATTTAGATTTAACTAATTGTAAAAACTTAAAAGATTTAAATAATTTAAGATATGTTGAGGGGTGTTTATATCTAAGTAATACTCTTATTGAAAGATTACCTGATGATTTAATAATTAGAGGTATAATTTATCTTGTTAATACACCCTTAGTTAAAAATGAAAAATTATTAAATCAATACAGAAAGAAACTTGATATTATTGTTTAATAAACTAAACCTTAAGTACAAATGTCTAATCTAAATAAATACATCACATTATTAGAAAAGTTAACTAATAAAAAAGTTAGATTAATAGAAGATGAAGATAATAATAATATATTAATACCTAGAAGATCTCCTGAAGAAAGAGAGAAAAACTATCTCATTGCTATTAATAAACAAATTCAGGAATATATTAAAAATGGCAGCAAAGGAGATTTAGATTTAAATGGATCACCTATAGAAAAGTTACCTGATGATTTAATTGAAGTAAAAGGAAACTTAGACTTATCAGAGTGTAAAAACTTAAAGAGTTTAAATAATCTAAAATATGTTAAAGGCTATTTAGATTTATCTGATTCTGTAAACTTTAAAGAATTGCCTAATGATTTAAAAATTGGGCAGTCCTTATATTTGGCTAACACCTCTATTGAAAAACTGTCAGATAGTTTAATTAAAGTTAATGGAGGTTTGTATTTATATAACTGTAAAAATTTAAAGAGTTTAAATAATTTAAGATATGTTGATGGAAATTTAGATTTAACTTATACTCTTATTGAAAAATTACCCGATGATTTAATAGTTCGATATATAATTTATCTTGACAATACTCCTCTATCTAAAAATGAAGAATTATTAAATCAATATAGAAAGAAATTTAAAATTGCTTTTTAATAACCAACTACCTTGTTATTCTCTTAATTCAAAATAATTTTGTTAAAATAATAACAAAATTACTTATATTTTTTTTTAAGAAATTTAACTTCTAAATTTATCCTAAAAGTTAAAGACTTTTAGGTTTTCTTTGAGAACCATATAAACTCTTAACCCTTATATCACTCAAATACAAAATGAATTAATATAAATTTAATAAAACAAAATAATATTTGGTAAAATAACGAAAACATTTGTACCACCCTTATACAAATATTCAATAAATTATTAAATTAACCAAATATTATTTTGCAAAATATTAATTTAACAAAACCAATATAATAATAAAATATGTATCTTTTAAAATAATAACAAAATTACTTATATTTTTTTTTTAAAAAGAAATTTAACTTCTAAATTTATCTTAAAATCCAAAGACTTTTAGGTTTTCTTTGGGAACTATATAAAATTCAAAACATAAAATAAAGACAAAAAAAACATATAAAAAGTTTTAAAAATGAGAAAAATTACTTTAACAATCGAAGACGAAAAAACAAATCAAAAAATATCAGCAACTACAACTGTTGATAATATAAATGAGTTGTATGATAAACACGGTATAAATGGAATAACACAAATTTTACTTGCAATAAATGATGAAATAAATATAAAAACAGGGCAAAGTGTTAAAGTATCATTATCAAATTAACCTAACATATTATTAGAAGGTAAAAAAAATAATAACTTTGGTTTTGTAATTTAATATGATATAATTAAAACTCTCAATAACTTATTAACTATGATTTGTCATAATACCATGCTTCCTAATTTTGAGAGCTTGTATAGTGATTGAGGTTATCATGATTAGACTTTTTTATGTAACAAAGTGTAGTTAAGAAATGAACTATTCAACTAAAAATAATTAAGAAAAAAAATTTAATTGAAAAAAAGTTGTTTGGTTACTTATTTTAATATATGTTTAGGGTAACAAATTAAAAACATTTTTAAAATTAATTTTATGACAAATCGATCAAAAGCAGCTCTTTGTTTTCTCTTAGGAATAATATACTTTTTAATTTTTGCTTACGATATTGAAAACGATAGGGATATTGAAACCTAAATTTGGCTTATGAATTCACAAATATCGTTTTTAGCAAGCCTAATATTGTTTATAAAAAACAATAATCAAGAAAAAAAGTGAAGTATCTAAAAGTTAAAGACTTTTAAGTTTTCTTTAGAAAATCATATAAAACTTAAAATTATAAAAATGAAAAAGTGTAAAGTTTGTGGAGCTAAAACTAAAGTTGTTTTTAACATAAATTTTAAGGCAACACCAATATGTGAAGGCTGTGCTACCTCTATTTTCTTGCAACAAGCTAAATGGTATGCAGATTGTTATCACAGTGAAACTTGTAAAATTACAAAAGATGAAGATAAAAAAAGTCTTTGACAAAATGATACATAAAAGAGTTAAACTTAAAAATAAATAAATATGAAATTGATATTAACAATAATTTTCTTTTTAGCATTTAGTGGAACAACTTATTTTGTAGATCGCTTATTAACTTGGTTTTTATATAGTTCTCAAAGAAAACCTAAAAGTCTTTAGCTTTTAGGCTATATAAAAAGTTGTTTAGTTACTTACTTTAACATATCTTTAGAGTAATAAATTAAAATAATATTTACGATTCATCCACAAAGAATGTATAGAGTTTATAAATTCACTCAGATTTATTTCGGTTTAGTTTAATGAATTTGACAATATAAAAATTATTAAAATAAACAAGATATGAGAGCAATAAATAAAGATAAAATAGTAGAAGCATTTATTAGAAAACCTTATAAGAACACCGGAGAAAATTGGGATCACGAAAGCTCACATGGTTGGCAAGTTGTTTTAGTTATAGATATTTCTCCAGAAGCAACACATTATATAATTGATAAAGAATCAGAAGAGGAATGTATAGAGTTTATAAATTCACTCGGATTTATTATAGTTTAACTTCTTGCATTGCTCGATTTACTAAGCAATTATATTAATTAATTACTTTTTAAATTAAAAAAAATAAATATGATTACAACACAAATACAATTCCCGAAAAAAATAGATTTTGAAACAATAAGAACTGTAATAGAAAATGAATTTGATAATGTAAAAATTCATGAAAGTCCCTTTGATTTAAAACGCATTTCTTTTGATTATAATGGTGAAAATATTTTCTGCTATTTTACAAAAGATAACAAAATATATCATTCTGATGGAAAAATAACACATTGTTCTTCTTTCAGTTCTGATAGACCAAATAAAAACAAAACAGAAGCATTTAGAATAATAGCAAAATATTTTGATTGTGTTTTTTATGAAAACGATTGTAGCGATAATTTTGAAATATTTTTAAAGCGAAACACCTAAGGTGAATATTTGTTAAAAAATATATTTTTAATATTTTTTGCTGCATTAACATCTCTATCATGGATAGTCCCACAATCAAAACTTTATGACAACTTTTGCCAAACCGCCGTTACCTACTAGACGGATTATTAATAGAAACTTAAAATTGAAACAAAATGAAAACGATTTTCACTTGGATGTTAAAAAAATACGCAAAGACCGAAAAAGGTAGAATAGAAATAATGCGTATAATGAATGATAAGGTTAGCGACAATTATAATGAGCAAAATTTATATGGTAATGTTTATAATTACTTTATTGAATTTATAATAGCTAACCCGTTTCTTGTGAAATGCGTATTACAGAAAGATAAAGATAGTTTGCGCATTTTGAAAAATGGTATTGATAAATCGTTTGATAAAGCAGTCAGTTATATTGAAAAGGAAATGTAGCTTTATACATAACTATAAATTAAAACGCAAAATCACTCCATATTTGAGAGAGATTGAATGTAAAAACTGTAACCGTCAATTTGGTATGCACGATGAACTTCGTTGCATTTTACCATTGGATGATGAATTACACACCTGTAATGATGATTTAATCAAATTATATGACACATAATATCAACACTATTTTATTAATAAAACCTATAAAATTTTACAATTATAGGTTTATAAAAATTCTCAATTATAAGATCTATAAATTTAACCACTATTATCCAAAATGTTTTTAAATTCAAAAATTGGCTAATTAATTTACCAGTTATATACAAAAAAAAATAATCCTTTAATTAATTTAAACAATTTAACATATCTTTAGGGGTAACAAATTAAAATAAACAAAACTTAATATGAAAAACAACAATCAAAAATTTAAAGAATTAAAAGAAGGGAAATATATAAAATTAATCTGTAGCTTTATTGCCAAAATTATTCAAAAGCACAATAAGAAACTGCCAAAATTAATTATAAGGAAATCTGATTTATTAAAACCTCCTTGTAGGGCATATAATGATTTGCCAGAAGAGTTTGATGCTATTGAGGAAATTAGAAGGAGAGGAAACGACTTATCTCATTTACGCTGGTTAATTACCTACTGTTCAAAAGCACAGACACAGGATATGTTAGATTATTACAAATCATTAAACCCGAACTATTATGATGTGGGTGATTTAATTAGATATTGTAAATTTGCACAAACAAATGAAATGCAAGAATGTCTTAATTCTTTAAAATAACTTTTAAAAAAATAATACAATGAAAGTAATAGAAATACCAAAACACCATGTATTTACGGCGGTATGTGTAAATGGTAAAATAGTAGATAGTTTAAAACCTATTAAAGTAAAAGTAGATGATTATTGGATTATTGTAGATAAATCTAATAGGTTAAAATCTAATTATTATTACGATATTAAATATAATGTTATATTAAACAATTCATTTATTAATTCATCAAATGGTGATATTGCATATATCATAGCCTCAACTAAACTTATTGACAAATCTATTCCAGTGATTAAGTTTGTTGAGCAGAGTGTTGAAGAAATAGCTTTAACTTTATACCCAATAGAGTTACACAATTCTATTGACATAAACAAACAAAAAAGAGAAAATTTTATAAAACACAATAAGTTTAGTAAAAGTTATACAGAAGAAGATTTAGAAAATGCTATTACAATGGCATTTGATATAGCTGAATATAGAATATTCAACTCGGAAAGAGATAAATATAAAAATAAAATCATTCAATCACTAAACCAACCTAAACTACCTGATGTAATTAATTTAGAAATGGACGGTGGAAAATTAAGAACAAAACCCACCCCAGAAGGAGAAGTAATTGAGGTTAAAATTTAAAACAATAGAAACAAAAGCGAAAATACAAAAAAAACAATTGAACGTGTATTTTCTACTTTCAAACGTTTAATCAATAACTTTAAAATTAAAGACTATTTTGTGATTTGCTTTTATTCTTAATTATTGATATTTTTATGCAAAAAATCTAAAATAAAAAACATGAATAAAAAACCGCTTGGCCAAAAAGCATATGGCTCAATACCACACTTACCTAACAGTAGGTTAGGCCCTGGAGACCACCATATTGAAATAGGACAAGCATTAATTGCGACAAAGAAAGCAAGAGATGAAAATGATTTAATAATTGTTCAAGAAAAACTTGACGGCTCAAATTGCTGTGTTGTAAAATTAAACGGTCAAATATTACCTCTTGTACGAAGCGGGTACTTAGCTGATACATCGCCGTATGAGCAGCATCATTTATTTTCAAGGTGGGTAAAAGCAAATGAAAAAAGATTTGATAAATTATTAAATGAAAACGAAAGAGTATGTGGTGAATGGTTAGCTCAAGCGCATGGTACTATTTATAAGCTTAAACACGAACCATTTGTTGTCTTTGACTTGTTTGTAAACAATGAAAGACTTACCTATCATAATTTTTTGCTTAAAGTATTACCTTTAGGTTTTGTTATTCCTAATCTTGTTCATATTGGACAACCGATTTCTGTTGATAAAGTGTTAAAAAAAGTAGAAGTATCTGGACACGGAGCAGTTGACGAGGTTGAAGGTGTCATATATAGAGTTGAAAGAAAAGGGAAAGTTGATTTTGTTGCTAAATACGTAAAACACTCTAAGATCGATGGGAAATATTTCCCTGAAAAAAATAACGGACAAATAACTTGGAATTGGAAAGAATTGTAAATTAAAAATAATGAAACTTATATTGATTGATTTGTTTATTAAACAAATTTAAAACTTAATGAACATGAATTTAAAACCAGAAATATTAACACATCCGCATATCCCGAAACCATTGCATGGAATTGCTCCAAGAGAAATAATGGGAAGAAAATGGTGGGATAATGCAAGAAAAATAGCATATACCTCAACAAATTATCATTGTGTCGCTTGTGGCGTTGCTAAAGAAAAAGCAAAAAAACATAAATGGCTAGAAGCACATGAATTTTGGAAAATAGATTATCAAAATGGAATTTGCGAAATAATATCTATTGAACCGCTTTGCCACTATTGCCATAATTTTATTCATAGTGGGAGATTGTCAATGATAATTGATAAGGAAAAATCAAAACAAGAAGTAAAAGAAATATTAGAACACGGATTGAAAATTCTTTCTGATGCTAATTTAGAGTGCTTCCCATTTACACTTGAACTAGCAAATGAACTAGGTTGCAAAACATTTGGAGTAAAACCATATTTACTGAATTTAAATAAAAATCTACAATGGGGAGATTGGAAACTTATATGGAATGGAAATGAATATAAAAGTAAATTTAAATCAGAACAAGAATGGAGAAACTTTTATACTCCCCCTAAATAAAATAAATAACTGATCTACTCCCCCCTTAAAATAATCTCAAATTTACTATATGTAAAAATACAAAAATAATTCATATTAATATTTATAACTCTTTTACATTGTCATTTATAGCAACCGATAATAACCATTAACAATAACAAAGAAAAACTATTTTACAAATTCATTGTTGATTAAAAAAAAACTATTATTACATTGTGCATATACTACATTATACATAAACACACCCCGAGTTTTTTTTGAATGTGTTTATATAAACAACTTTTTCTCATATCTTTTATTCAACTAATTATAAAACCTATAAAATTTTACAATTATAGGTTTATAAAAATTTCCAATTATAAAACCTATAAAATTTTACAATTATAGGTTTATAAAAATTTCCAATTATAAAACCTATAAAATTTTATGAGTTTTAAAATTGAGTTTACAAATAAAGAAATTACTCTTTCTTGATAGAAATTCTTTTTTAATTAATTATCACTTGCAATGAAAAGAAGAGAACGGTTTATCAGGCTTTGAATGAATGTAAATAATATTCATTTACTTCCTTTTTTGTTTTCTAATAGCAATTATAAGCTCTATAGATTCCCCAATTATAAGTTTTATAGATTTTCACGACAAATTAATATCAAAAAAAAAAGAAGATAAAAACTAATTTTATCTTCTTTTAAAAAAGGTATATAATATTTTGTGAATATTTTATAAAGTTCTCAAAGAAAACCTAAAAGTCTTTAGCTTTTAGGCGCTTCACAGAATAATAATATAGGTATTAATTATTAATAGTAATATTGTTATTATTTTTGTTTAATAATTTTAATTTTCCAAAAAGAGATAGTCTACGGGATGGGGTTTAATAGTTGTTATGATTGTATCTTTTATTATTTGTTTATTATTATTTAATTGTATTGTATTATCTAATTTAAGATTTTGTTTTTTTAATTTATAATTATTGTAGTTATTAATTAATATATTGATAGTAGTGAAAGATATTAATAATAATAATAAGATAATAAGTGCAATATTATTTTTAATAAATGTCATTTTTTTTTATATTAATTAGTTTGTGTTTGGATTGAATATTTTATTTTTTTATCTTCTAGTAATTTAATTAAATTCTCATCTGATTTATGGAGTAAAACATTTACTACTGCGCTTAATGGTATATTTCCTTTTACAGAAATTGTTCCACCTTCATAGCTTCTATCTGCTTGATACATTTTATGTTTAATTTTGCTACTATCAATTACAAAGGTAACATCCAAATCAGATAAGCCATAATAGTTAGTTTTGTCGTGTGGGAAATCCGAAACATATACAAACTTGCCGCAATTAGGATCATCATACCAATCTTCGGGGTTTTGGTTTACTGCTTTTAAGATATTTTCATATGTTTTAATTTCGCCACTTCGTAATATGCTAATAGCATTCATAATATTGGTTGAATGATATAACAATTTACCGTTAAATGGGTTTTTATTTTCTTTATAAACAATTTTCTTACCTGTTAACTTTTCAAGTTTAGTTTCTAACAAAGCTATTTGTAATTTTTTTAATTTATCCATTAATTTATGTTATTTTATTTTTATTATTTATTTTAAACGCAACACAAATCTAGCATAGTCAAATCCTTGCGGATCTATATAATAGATTTGTTTTTGATTTCCTAACTTTCTAACCCCTATAAAAGGTTCTCCATCAATGTGAATATAACTATCTATTGGTTCTTCCATAGGTGTAATATCTAACTTAGGTAATGTTTTTAAATAATTTTGTATTTGCGCAATTAATCCTTTTACTCCCCAAGAATATAAGCCTTTTTTTCGTTGATAATTTTTTACAATATCTTTTGTTGTTTGTGGAAGTACTTCCTGCCATGAGCTTGGTTTTTTATCAGAAGCTAATATTAAAACCTCTTTAATATTAAAGCTTTTAGATTCGTTAGTATCTTTATTTATATTATTAGATTCTTTTTTTAATTTATTGTATATTTTTTTGATATCTTGTAAAATATTTATCTGCTATTTTTTCAATTGAATCAGTTGGGGAAGTAGCCCAAATTTCAATAATACCTTTAATAATATTATCGGGAATATTATTTTTATATTTTTTTACGAATTTATATTCTCCGTTATCATTTAAGTAATTTAACATTTCGGTTACTTCGGCATAAGTCAGTTTAAATTGCTGTTTATCTAATAGATTAATAATATCTTTAGAATTAACTTTTGTTTTTAAAAAATTATATACTTCTTCTATATCATCTTTAGAGGTTGAGATATGATCATTTGCCCAATCATGACCATTTTCTAAAATTTTATCAACTAATTCTTTGTCCATTTTTAACATATTATCTATTGCTTCTTTCATTGTTTCTAAATTTTGAAAGAACATATAGTTTTTAGTTGAAGCTGATTCAGTAATTGGTGATTTAAAATTATTTTTCATTAAGTTTAGGAATTTAATTCACTAATAAATATAAGTTGGATTTAAACCTTCACTATTCAAATAAATAAATGTATTAGGTTGGTTTTCTGATTGAAAATATATGTAAGTATTAGTATTTGAGTTTAAAATTATATTAGGAGCACTATAGGTTATAGATACGCAGCTATTAGGAACGTTATTACTTCTCACACTATTATTAGGTGAAATAATACTATCAATTATTACTTCTCCAGAAGTTACAATTTTAAGTTTACAATCATTTAATTCAAAATTAAAACGATCTAAAAACTCATTTGGATTAACTATTAATTTAACTGCATTATTTTCATATTCTGCAGTTAACAAAGGAATAGGGTGCATAAAATTAGAATCCCATTCAGACGTTAAAACACTTGCTGTTAAATCAGCGGTGTATATATTAGAAAATTGCCATTCTATACTTCCATAATTACCATTTAACCATACTACTTCATATTCTACAGTTCCCCCTGCTAAATAATTACCATTACCAGAAACAGGAATTGTAAAGGTATTAGGTCCTGTAACTGTTATAATATGTGTACCATTAGCATTTGTATTACCTATTACGCCACTAATATTAACTTGATATCCTGAAGATAGGTTATGAGGTTGTGCTGTAGTAATAGTAATTGTAGGAGTATTAGAAGCATTAACTATATCATAATTAGTTACAAAGTATAAATTAAAATAATTATTATTTTGTAAATAATGATTATTTGTTCCATGTGTAATTCTAAATCCCCCAATCCCAAATACTCCTTCAATGTTTGCTAAACATTGTTTGTGTATATTGACATATCTAACTTTTCTTCTTTCTAAACTTCTTATTAATCTTCCAAAGCGAGTAATGTTAATAACTATTGGAATAAATTGTCTAACTAATTGTTTAAACTTATCTTCTACTAATTCCATAAAAGGTAGAAGCGCTAAATAAGTTAATACTTGTTCAGAATATAATTGATAATTTTCATATACTTTATTAAACCTATCATATTCATAATCTTTATGAATAGTATTTGTCCATCCATTGAATGTAAATAAACTATCAATAGTTATAATTTGATTATTAGGTAGTTTAAAAAAGTTTTGTATATCTTCAGTAAAAATAAAATTACCACCTAATCTATTTTGATTAACTAAATTAATATCAGTTATGATATTATTAGGATAGGTTAAAAATAAATTAGTAAATAGATCTGTTGTAATAGTTGTTAAAGCAGGATCAGGAAAAGGAGCTTTATAAAGTGCAGGGACTTTACAATTCTGTTTAACATATATATTATTAATTTTTTGCTGATTAGAAAAACTAAAATTATATTTTTCTACCTCTAATCCGCTAGCATCGAATCCTTTATCAATACTATCTGGATGATCAATAGTTAAACTTTCCCAAACACTTACTCGTTTAAAAAATAAATCTATATTAACCGGTAACCCAATTAATAAATCCCACCATCTAAAATTATCTTGTATATTATTATTGTTAGGATATGCAAAAATATCAGGTAATGGTTGTGGAGTACAATTTAATATTTTAGAATGAGGTAAAGTTAAAGAGTTATAACCACCTAAAATCGTATTTGGATTTCTCCAACGTGCTAACCCTAAATATTTTAAATCTTGATATACTTCTACCCCTTCTGGTCTATAAATTAAGCGTAATTGATGATTTAATCCATCGTCATCAAATAAGTTTTCAAATATTGCTACTCTATGTTGGATAGTAGGTGTAATAGATGGGTTTTCTGTAACCATTTTTAATCTTACTACTAAATCTTTTCCTTCTAATTTAGCAATAATATATTGTCTAGAATTAGTACTTGTATTTTGATTAGACATAGTAAGTGCTGCATCGCCTCCAATTTGAACGGCAGGATCAATATTAACTACATTTGAATAATTTGAGTTTGTTAATATTTCTAAAACAGAATTATTTGGTAAAGTATAATTTTTATTAGATTGAATAATTACACTTACTGAAGAAGGGTTAATTCTTAAAGAAGCTTCAAAATTAGGATTGTTTAAATTAATATCTTTAACTAATGCTAAAGCAGTGTCTTTAGGAGTAGTCAACCAGTTAGTAGAACCAATTGTAATGTTATTAACAGTTATTTCTAATAAACCAGTCTCTACACCTATTATTTCAAATTCTCCTTTACCTTGGATAGGGATAGCATTATTATTACCAGTAATACTTTCTGCAAATACTTGTGGTAATTCATAAACATAATTTGAGTTAGTGTTTATCTTAATAGGTTGTCCATTAGTATCATAACTAATTGCATCTACATCGAATAAACTTCCAATGTGTATAGACGCCTCATCAAATCCTTGTCCGATTAGTTGTTTATAACCACCGCGAGGAATAACATATTCTGTTGTTATACCACAATATTTATCTGGGAAAGTAAGAGGTAATAAATAATAACCATTTGGATCATTTGATTGTAAATTAGCGAAATGATTATGACTAAAATATCCATATTGGTGTAATTGTTTTCCCCACTTAATAACTTGTGATTGAACAGCACCTTGCGGGTCAGTAACTGCATCTAATTCTCTAAGGTTAACAATATCATCATTATCTAATTTTAATCTATAAACATATGGTAAATTTATAGGGTTAGAAATATTAACTTTATCTAATAAATAATCCGGGTCAATTTCATAACCTAGTTTAGGTATTTTAACTTTATCATTATCTATTTCTCTTTGAGAAAGATTTGTGTTTAATACATATTCATTAAATAACACTAATCCTTCAGGAGACCCAATTAATTTAACTAATTGTTCAACACATTTTAAAGTACCTTTAGTTTGATATAAATAAAATAAATTTATCAATAATCTTTTTTGTTTTTCATATTGTAATTCTTTTAATGTTTTACTATTAGTAGTGTCACTAAAAACTATTTGATTATTATTATATTTAATGCCTGGTTCTGTTCGAATAATAGATTTAGCAAGATCAATATTATCTTCATCAAATAAATCAAATCCATAGTGTTCGGCATATAATTTATAAAACTCAGGAGATAATTGATTAAATGGAGTATAATTTAATGATTTAGTATATTTTAAAAAATCAATATATACTTTGATAGAATCAAATAATTTACCTGCTAAATAAACAAATCTTGTAAACAACTTATCATCTGTATCTCTTAGTTCATCTACAACTCTATGTGGCAGAGAACGAACTAATAATTGATTTGTTGTACCAGTTGAATCTAAAGTTATTGCACCTGTTAGATTTAAACCTTCTCCTTCTATTGAATCGAGACCTAATGTTTCAGGATCATAATTAGATACTAAATTAGTTGGAGCTTCAATCCAAGTTTCAAAAGTTTGCCCTTTTATAATTATATTATTTGTAATTGGCTCTCTAGGCCAAGGGGTAGGATTATTGGGATTAAGTAATTCTTTTTGTGGACCTTCTAATTTTAATTCAAAATCTGTTATTGCTTTTAGTGTCGGAGATATAATTAGTCCTTTATATAAATCACCCACGTTAGGAGAATAATCTATTAAATTATTTAAACCAATTATACCATCAACAGTAATATTAATTTCTTTTAATTTAATAATTCCCCCAGTAGTATATGTTCCATTGCCTGTAGTACCTACTAATCTAAATTGATTGGCTGGCGCTACAATTCCTGCATTTAAATCGGTGTTTATGTTTGCAGTAAAAGTTTGCCCTTGTAAATAATTATTAGAATCATAAGTAGCAGAAGCAGATATAACTACATAAGTTTGCCCTGAAGTTAATACTCCGATTCCTGGACCAATATCAATAGTTTGTATTTGGTGACGGCCATTAGCTGCAGTGTTTCCTGATACCCCTTCAATAGTTACTATATCACCTGATTTTAAACCATGATTTGTTGTTGTTGTAATTATAATAGGAGAAGTGTTAGTTGCATTACTAATATTTAAAACTGTATCTATAAAATTAATATTAGTTATTTTAAATCTATTATTTAAAGAATCTACAATTTCAAAATCTAACCATTGTGTTTCTCCTGATAAAGTATAATCGTAACTAGCAGGGAATATTACATTATTATACTCTAACGTAATAATAGATGTATTTCCACCAGGATAAGTAATACTAATTTGATTTAAAGGGTTTACTGAATTTGGTCCAGCATTTTTCGCAAAATATACTTTATAAGGATAATTTAATATTAAATAATTAATATGATATACTAATTCATTATAAGCACTTCCGAAAAAAACATAATTGCGCAAATCAGAATAATCAATTAATAATTGAACATAATTGTTTAAGAAAGTATTAATTACCTCTTCTGATAAAACATCATCAGTAGCTCGTTTTTCTAATTTAGCATTAAGTTTTAATGCTTCTTTAACCCTTTCCAAGGTTAAGATCATTTTTTCTTTTTGAGCAGTTGTAGGGACAACATCAACTGTAGTAGTTTTAGGAACATTTGAAAAAGCACCACCAGGGGTTAATGCACTACCAAAAAAGATACCTCCTTTAATAGCATCTTGGCCTGTAGGAATATTAGGAATATTTTTTTTAGACATTTATATTTTTTAAATGTTTAATTTGCGTTTTACTTCTTTTTCTCCTTCTAAAGAAATTTGATAAGCTTCTATAACTTGACCGCTAATATTTCCTTGACTATCTGTTTGTACTCCTGCATCATCATAGATTTCTATAATACCATTGTTTAAATTTCTTACTGCATCGTTTCTTAAATAACGCGATAATGCTTCAATCGTATTAATATTATTAGAATAATCTACTTCAATATATACAGGATTAAAATAACTTTCTCTTGGATATATTCTTAATATATCTCCTGGTGCGACTATTTGACTAGCAGGATCATATCCCATATGATCTGGAGATAAAACAAACGCTGCTTCTCCGTTAGTTATATTTAGATTTAAAGCATCTTCCATCATAATTTTAGTTTGTTTTTTTATTGTTTTAGTATTATTCCAAATTTCGACTATAGAAGCATGTAATCTTCCTCTTTGTAAAGGAAATTGTTCAAATTGCCATACAGTATTTAAAAAAGCATTATTGTTTGCTTTAACAAGCATTCTACGCCCTTGAGGATCGGAAGTATCCATTATAGACCATTTAACATGTTTTCTCCAAACTAAACTACTTACTGTAGCTTCAATATATTTAGGACTAATTTTGATAAAATATTTACCATATTTGGGAACTGGATCACCTCCACTAGTATCATCAAAACGATTAACAGGTATTCTTAATGCTTGTGCCCCATTAAATAAATTAATTAATTTTTTATTTGCATCACCGGGAAGATATAAATCAATAGCATATTGTTCTATATTACTATTTTGTATAGTTTGGAAAGTAGTTGTTTGTAAATCTATTAATTTAAAATCAACTTTATTATCTTCTGGGTTAAAAGGAACATTATACCCACCTACCCCAACATAATCTGTTGCATAATTTGCTGTATTAACTGGGATATTTTGAATACCTCCGCCGTAATTTCTTCGCTCATTTACTTCATCTGGAGTAAATACAGTTTGAGTATTAGCTATATTATTAATACCATCATATGTATGTTCTCTTAATTGGAATTGAACACTTTCTTCTTTAGGAACGTATCCCCAAACTGGTTTAGTAATATTAATCGGGATATAGTTTTCTATATTATTATTTGTTAAATTATACTTTTCCATTTATCTTTTATTAAAAAATAGATAATCTCTGTTATTATAAGGACTCGCTGCTTTATCTCTTAAATGAGATGCTGTATCTTCAACCAGTTTAAATTTATATGTCATATTAGATGTTTTAATTCCTTTAACACCTTGATTTAATCTAACTAAAATCTCATATTCTAAATCTGGGAAATAAAAAGAAGTATTAATAGTAAAAAATAATCTATTATTATAGATATTAATCGGCTGCCAAGGTTGCATTTCAAATAAACTAGTTGAGACAACTTTAAATTCATAATTAGATAAAAGAACTTTTCCTTTCCCTCTAATTTCAGATATTAATTCACAACTAATTATATCCCCTTTGCGAATTATAGGATATAGATAAGTTGTTGTAGGATAAAAAAATAAATTATCTAATTTATTACTTGATATTTGATTAGGGCTCTTAACTTGTATTAAATTTCTTATAATTTCTTTTCCATCTATTTTCCAAGAATCAAAAATAATATTATCAGCATATGAAATATTTGGGTTAAAACTAACGTAATATATTCCTGGAGAAGGGTTATTAACTATCGGAGAAGCAATAATATTATTATCTACATCTAAAATATCTACTGATACACTGCCTACAAAATTACTACCAGTTTCGTTTATAAGATAAAAATTAGAATTCTGCGTAGCAACACAATTATGTCTATTATCTAATATATTATTATCAATATAGAACTCTAAGTATGGCTTAAATATTGTTCGTGTATGTCTTGAGTGAATAAACTTAGTATATGTTTGATTATCTGGTGTGTTATTAGAAATTCTAATTCCGAAGTTAGGAGTATTAACATTATTATTTATAGCTGTATTAATAAAGTTTTGTATATTATTAATAACAATATCTTCGTTTGCATCGTTTAATTGATATGCAGGAAATAAGCCTTGTGAGAATGTATTGGGTTGTGCAGGAATCCAAGGTACACCTGTAACTCTTTCTTGCCAATTAGCTGCTTGTGTAAGTGTTTTTTCTCCAAAATAAAACCAACCATCACCTTCAATAAATTCTTCTTCAAAATAAACCAAATCAATAGTTTTAAGGGTAATACTAGGTTCAAATATAGTACCCGCATCAAATAGTTTTAAATTACAAGTAAAAGGATATTCTTCTAATAAAGGTTTAATACTACTAATATCAAAAGACATTAAAATAGTAGAGTAACTATTTCCATCTTGTAATTCAAAAATTGTATTTTTACCCGTATTAATTAAACCATTAACTTCTTGTAGAGAACCGTTGTTTGATTTAGTTATAGTCGTATTTCTTGAAGGATATATTCTTATATACATTTAACTATATTATTGTTTTATAGTTAAATATGAAAAACTTAACTTTAATTAGAGTTGAATATTATATTGTTTAGCGAGATTATTAAGTTTTGTTTTAAATTCGTCTACTACAAACTTATCTTCTGTAAAATTTGTGTTTTTGTAAAAACGATAAAATTCTAATATCCCGTTTAATTTTCTTTCAATTGCTTTTGAATTATTAGAATCAGGCAAAGCTAATACGATTTTATTTATTATAGTTAATAATTCTTTCTTCTGTGAAAGATTATATTCTTTCAATAAAGATTCATTAATAATATTGTTTATACGTATTTGTCTATTGGTCATTTAATAACTCTTTCAACCTTAAATATATTAAACTAATTCATTTTCTATTTGCCCAATAACATTAGCTAATGAATGAGAAATGATTTCGAAATCGTTTATTTCTTCATCAGAAAATCCAAAGTAAAACCCTTTAGTAAAACCTAATTTTTTAAATTCTTGTTCTTTACCTGTATCAAAGAGAGGCCAGGGTGTTATTGAAGTAATTAATTTATATGTACATGCGAGTATATCATTGGGAGTAAATAAAGCAACAAAATTACATGAACGAGGTATTTGATACTCTTCTCTATAATTATCATCTATTTGATAGCAAACAATTTTATCTCCAGTGGTTTTATGTTTGAGAACGAAATAACTTGATATATTTTTTGTTTCTATCATAATTTTTAAATTAATTCTTTTGATATTAAGTAAGTAAAATATTCAATAGAAGACATAAAAATTAAGTTATATTTTTTAAAATTATCGAAAGTAAACATTAAAACACATTTGCCTTTTTCTATACGATATCCTTTTGTTTCATATTGATCAGATTTTATAAGTAATGAATTTTCTCTATAGTTATATGAGACAGGATGAATGAAATTATGATATGCTTTTAAAAAAGTATCACGCTCTTTTAAAGGAATTTCTAAAGCAATATGTTCTTTGTATTTATGAGTAATGGGAACAACAGTTAAAGTAATTCCGGTTTTTTTACAAAATAATTTTTGTCCAATAATATCATTAATATTATACATTACAATTCTTCTTTAATAATTTTTAAAACTTTATACAGATTTAAGTAAGATTTATCTTCTAAAGTTAAACCCGATGTTTTTTTTATTGTATAATCACTATTATTTATTTTTTCTAGAATCTCTTCTAAGGTACAGTTTTCCATATCTACATCTCTATCAACATCATCTACAAAATCATTTATAATTTCCTTAGATGTAAATCCAGTAATTAGTAAATTAACATGATCAAAGTAAAACTGTCTATGAGATAAAAAATATAGAGTATGATTATTATAATCATATCTATGTAGTGTTAAATCAAAAATAGAAGTTGTTGTTTCTTCTGAAAAAGAATTAGATTTCACTTTTTTCATACGCTAAGTTATAATTAGAAAATTCTTTCTCACCCGTAATTTCTTTAATTAAATAAGGCAACCATTTTTCAGGCAATTGGAATTTTTTCATCTCTTCTTCATTTGTAAACTCTACTTCTAAAATAATTAAAGCTATATGGTGAAATTTGTCAATTTCGAATTTGTTATATTCATCATTGTAAACAATTCTAGTTTTATGTATGTATTTATTACAGCTTTTGATTGCTTTGTTCCATTCTTCAAAAGTAATTTCACTTTCACTCTCTTTAATAACCCCTGGTGAGATTTCTTGCTTAATGGTTTTAAAATAAGTTGTTTTCATATTTTGCTCATATCTGTTTGTTTCAGCTCGAAACCTCTCTTTACTATTATTATAATATTGTATTATTTCCTTCTGTTCTATCGGAGATAATACAGGTATTGTTTTTAACAAAAATCTCCTTTCAATTTCTAAAGCCATAATCA